GTCGCACCAGCGAATGACATTAAATCGTCACTCTAAGAAACGTCTCAGAGTTTCTCCAGTCTGCAAAGGGAATTCTATATCGGTGTCCATCTCCGATATACGCGAGCCCCTCTCGCGTCGAGTCTCTTATGCTTAGGTTTTAAACCTAAGTTTTCCTCACAAGAAACTCGGGAACGCTGCCACTCCACATAGCGGTAGTTGTCCAATTCCTCGGGCAACTCCTGCTTATGTGCGACAGTTATTCCAACTGACCTCACTTCATCACGTTGATACGCGTAACGCGAATCTTTGTGGTGGGTATCATCGTAAGGCGTACCGTCGAAGATTCGTCTTCTAAGGTGCGTATTACGTGGGTCAGTAGTCAGTATAGCTAACTGATCATCCTTATTATCTGAAAAGAGAATAGGGTTACGACCAGATCTATCCGCCTTAACATTAAGGATAGGATAGTAAATAGCTATATTCTTCATGAGACGCCTTAAATTAAGGTATCCATATGAATAAGCTCTATTGCAAAGATCAATGATCCCTGCTAGAGCTTCGACTTTGAGTTTTCGATCAATATTCTTGATCTTAAACCTCAATGGAGTAACGTCTTCTCCCGCGAATGCATAAATACCACATGATTCGCGGATGGCTGTATTGCCAACAAAAGATTTCTCCTCGTTGACAATAAAACCAAGAGATCGTAGCAGCGCAATGGTGGTCGATGTTATTCGTGAATCACAAATAATATCGTCACCATATACTCTGAAAGGCTGAAATTTTTGTGATAGGAACGTATGATCGTTGTAATACAGACGATGCATAGTCCTCTTGAGATCATCAAGATTTATATCACACACTTCAGCCAGTCCAAGTCCTTCTCTCACCATATACGAAGCAAGTATTACTACTGCTGAGTATAAAGTAGATTGCACCGGAAAACATAGTGCACTTCCCATTGGGGCGAATTTATTCACCTTAACGGGCTGGTCCTGATCAGGGACATCTACATACGCAGTTCTAGTCGCCGCCAGGTATTTTGCAATACCTGGAGGAAAGATCGCTTTAACAAGCGACCAACTGACAGAATCTGACGCAGATGAGAGGTCTATAGTATCGACTAGGGCAAACTCAGCGCCAAAAACGGCGGATTCCTGATTGACGGTCTGATCGTCTATTCTGACGAAACGACCCAACCAAGAATCAGAGATGCCTTTTTCGTACCATTGACGTACTGCCTGTTGGTAGTACATGAAGATAACTGGCTCCATGCAAATGGATCTAGTTTTCCTCAAGTCTTTGGGTACGAACTTAAGTCTGCTATAGGCCCTTGAGAAGGAGCCTTTATAGGCGCTGGATCCCTCAGGGTGAGTTCTCCAGACTGGAACACCTGACCAACCAAGTAATCGATCGATCTTCGGATGAGATTGTATCTCGAAGCTCTTTGAGATAACTCCGAGTACACCAGGTTCTGAGACGGCTCCACTCCCATGGATTGGGAGAAGAGGTCCGAATTCAAATTCCTTAGTCAATTCGTACATAACTGTACGGAGTGCCTTGAGGATATCTGAGTCGAATCTTATCTCTCCTAATCGGTTTTCGACCTCAAGCCAATCGCGTAAGGCGTTGGCATTCAAAGATTCATCTTGATAAAAAAGTTTTTTGCCGAAAAGCAAAAAACTTAGGATGAATCGGAGGAGGTCTACATCCAAACTCCTATAGAATTTCAGATACTCATAAAAAATCGGAGTATCTTTGAATTCTATAAGGAATTCCGTTATTGATACGGATCCTTCAGTGTAGACTAGTGTTTTCATTAGTCTATCTGCGAGTTTGGAATATCCATCAATGATAGATAAGGCGTCGTCTAGAAATTCATAAAAGAATTTTCTATACTGACGCCGAGTCTTCGTTGATGCACCGAAAGGTGTGTCCGCTATAAGGGTAGTCCATGCCTGACATAGGATAAGAACGTTATTAACGTTCCGTTTCCCATGGTCATGCATGACCTTGGCTTCGATTGAACGTGTTATAGGAATATAACACATTCCTTCGACTGAGGGAACTTCTACCCTCGCTTGGTACATTTACGCTAGAAGATCTGGGCGTAATTGTACTTAAGCTGACCAGTGATAGCAGCATTAGGAATGTTGCTACCATCTACGCCCGTGAAGAAAACGGTGTAGAAATTGCCAATCAGAGCCAGAAAATCATCTGAGCTCCAAACCGGGTTGGTACCCGGCAGCGTGATCGTCAAAGATGACGAAAACGGATTGCGATTCAACACCTCTCCGGTCGAATCATCAGTTTCGATGGCAAAGCCTTCAAGCTTTACCGACGCAACCGATTCGCCGAAGCCCGAGTTCCGTGAAGGATGATTATAAATATTCACCTTCAAGGAAACAGGGTTGTCTTCATCACCCGCAATCAGCTTATACAAAGCTGTGTGGGTGAGGCCATCAGGACTGATGTATGGACCGCCGTCCAACTTAAGGTTGGCGCGATCAATCGTCGGAACTGCGACCAAAGTCGTAGATGCCCCGATACCCGGTAAAGATTTGGTTGTGGTCATATTTGTGCTCCTTTCGAGACACAGATATTGACTGCGAACAGTCAAGGACATCGGCGCGAAAGCGCCGTCTGTAAGGGTATTCGCCGATCATTATCGTCTGATCAGCTTGTATGCTAGCGATCCCCAGACTCTCCAATTCGGGAGTCCGGCGGGTGGTTGGAAATCGATGTCAGTGAACGTCAACGCTGGTAGCGTTGTCGACACATCTCTCACGAAGAACTTAAACGTGGGATAGGCATCTCCAAGCCCCGCTAGCACACTTTTATCCGTTAAAATCTCGTTGTCCACAGTCCAATATAGCATCATGCTACTTGTGACGAAGTGGATGTCGAATGCAAGCATAGTCATGTTTGCATCGACAGCTTCAAGTTTACCTCCGATATTGGTAAACCAGTCAGCCACGAAACTAAACGGGATCAGATCCCACATGTTTGATAATGTGGGTAAGAGCCCAAAGGCCTTTACAGGCATAAGGGTTCCTAGGATTGAGTTCTTATTGAACGCAGCCCTAACTTTTGATCGGGCAACAAGCTTAATGCCCGTGTAAGGAGGGATAACATCATCAGGAACGTCAAACGTGAATTTCCCGTTATACGTCCTGTATCCAAACAAATTCTCTTGGCGTATCCACTTTTCGTTAAGTGGACCTGCCATCTCAGAAATTTCCTGAGCATCAGAGATTGTTGGCGCAATGCCGTAACTGTACAGTAGCTGTGCGTCTGTAAGAAGATCAAACAGAGCCAGCACTGTACCGTTAACGTCCTTGCGTTTGATGTTTCCTGCTAAGTTTATGAACCCAACAATGGGGTCAATGAGATCCACGACGCTACCAAGTTGAGTCAAGTTTTCGAGGTGATTTGCCTCGACTTGCTCAATCTGGCGCTCGTGAGCCTCCTTAGCAGAATAGAACACTGCAGGATAAAGTCTACGACTTTCTGCAGCCACTCGTCGATCGAATTCGCGAAGAAGATTATAAGAAGCATGGCTGGGTTCATAACTCCCATCCATCTTCTTAGTACTCTTCAACACGGACTCGAACGAACTACCTCCACAGTTATTCCAGTGTGACGTAAACGTTTTGTTTAAGAACGAATAGTCAACACTGGAGACAGAAAGATTCTCATATGTATATGGGAATATTCTTTTCTGTCTGAACTTCAGTAAGCCGCGAGACACGTAACGTGCTCGCATCTTAACGAAATTGTGTATATCTGTGAGGTACGTTCCAATTACGTATCCAACCTTAGGATAGACCAACCAATCAAAGTTGACGTTTACGACGTAGGAACTAAAATAGTTCCAATCGCCGACGACGGCATATCTTTGAACACGGTAGTCTACGCCCGAGATTGTGGTAGGATCAGTAAACAAAAACTGAAACTCAGAGACGTAAGTCCCTGAGTTCCCGAAACTCGGGTCCCCATACGTAAGATAGAACGGAGTGCCGAGATGAAGATGGTACCAAGGAGAACGTGATTGGTTACCATACCAGGTAACGAATGACTGTCCTCCACCAGCTGCTTGCATTTGCAATAAGCTGGATCCATCTTCACCGGTGATCCTTTTGAAAAGAACGTTCTTCTGCGGGGCTGCGTATCCGGGTTTACCGACATAAGAACCAATTAATGGTCTCTGTGTCGATCCTTGATGAGGAGAAACTACTTCACCAATCATATTGGTGTGGCAGACTTCATGCTCATTTAGGATTAAGTTCGGATCTGTAAGGGGTACACGAAAGTTACCCCAACGTCCCGTAAGGAAATTGGCGGCGGTATTTAGCACTGCAGATGCAGCGCCAACACCGTCTGGGATGTTCCTATCAGTTTGCACTGGTGGGAGTCCTAGCCATTGGACCTGAACCGGCTTGTCTGACAGAGCAGTCAATGCTCCAATCAGACGACTCGGATCGATCGGAGGAGAGAAAATCTCCCCTTGACCAATAAAATCATGTCCAAATTTATCCTGTGGTGGCCCGTTTAGGGGAAAACCCCAAGCGTTACACCATGAAGAACGAGTGCCATCATCGTTCCAATGCGGGTAATACTGCGCACTAGAACCGAAGATGAGCCATTCACCGGGATCAACCTGTTCTCGAATCATATCCTTCCTCAGCTAAAACAGCGGACAAAGAACGAGAGTACCGTCTGATAATCGGTACACTCAGAAAGTTAGGTATACTCCTAGCTCAGTCCCATTTTTAAGGACTGGGTCCC